CGTCGTTATTAAAATCGTTAAAGTAAGAGTAATCATTAACAATAGAATCTTGTAGGGTAGGGTAAATTTGTTCAGTATTTTTTCTATTATAGTTATACTTATAAATTTTAGGATATACTCTAATATCCTTAAAAGCAGCATCATCATTTACTGCGCCTTGACGTACTAATTGAACATAAAACACATCATCTCCCACCTTAAACCTATTACTTACTTTATCAAAGTTGTTAGTATTACATGATAATAAATTAACTACTGTATTAGTAGTATTAGTAAAATCATTATTTTTTATATTATACTCAATATCTTCTACTATTAAAAACGAGCTTGTTTCTATAAACATAGTATTATAGAACATATCAAACTCTTTGACTTTACTAGATAGTTCATTTTTAATAGTAGTTTCAAAAACACCCCCTCCGGAAAATTTAGTATCTAAGTATGGTAACGCTATAGTTAACTCCTTAACATTAGGTAGATTGTTTGGCTTATTAATATTTTTAACATATATTTTACCAAAATTTTCTTGCTTTGTAAAAAAGCTTTCTGAAGCTGATAATACATCAGTAACTATAGTTTTTCTTAAAGTCTCATCATTATAATCGACTAATTCGAAACCTCGTGGGTTGTAATCGTAGGTTAGATCATCAGTAAATAATCCCCCTTCCATGTTTACTACTCCGTTGTCTCCGGAAGCTACAACATTTAATGTCATATTACCAGAAGCGGAAGGATGTAGACTATCACATAACGCTCTTACTACAGTTGAACCATTATCATAGTCTGCTATTCCACCTTCTATTAAGTCCGTAAAATAAAAATCTCCTGTAGAATCAGTATATGAACTTAAATTTGTACTTACTGCCTCGTCTAAAATCTCATCGTCGGAAAATTTAAAAAATGCACCCTCTTTTACATCTGCTTCGATTGTACCAATTTGTTCTATATCTACTTGTGAAAAATTAGGAGGAGTAAGTAGAGGTTGATTAGGTCCATAATATCGGAAAAATATGTCTTTTGCAGAAGCTGATTCAGCATCTGTACCTGCAGTAAAAAATTGTGTAAAAGTAGTAATTCCAGATCTAAAAGTATTAGCATAAGTAGCCGTTGATCCGGTATTGACTGTGCTATAATTAAAAGCCGATCCCTCACCATATAAAGTATCAAAAAATTGATATCCATTTAAAATAAGATTCTTAACAACTCTGTTGGGTTCTTCTTTAAAATTATTTCTATAAAAATTATTATCTTTTAGTAAACCAAAAATATTACCATGTAGATCTGTCTTACTATCATAAATGTAACCTTGATCAAATAAAAATGAAAGATCGGTATCTAAATTTCTATCTACCGGTAATTTAGAATTATACCCCATAAGGGAAGTACTGTTCTTGTCAGTATTTGGTTGATTTATTGCAATACCCTTACTTTGATTATTAATTGATCTTGAAGTATTAATTACAAATGTAAAAATATTTTCATTATTAGTAAATAAATTAGGATCTGGAAATATGTATAATGTGTTAGCAGGATAAAAATCTCTTTCAAAAAATTCTAATCTTTCGCTTTCAATAGCAACAATACTACTATTACTAGGCTTAAAGAATCCTTGATCTTTTACACTTTTAATGTTATCAGAAAATACAGAAGCAACAGATGGGTAATTTGTATTTAAAAAATTAGCATAAGGAGCTTCAGCTTCAAACAGTTTACCAAACTCTGAAGTACCAAGATTATTAGTAGATAGATAATAATAATCAGCACCTATAAATTTTTCAGTTTGTTGTCTTTTATTCTCGAATACTTCATCTACCTCTTTTATTTCCCTCAAAAAGGCATTAGTATCAGCAAATACTTCTTCAATTAATATAGAATCGTTATTTAAAAATATATTACTTTCAGGTAATCCATCAGGACTATATTCTAGATAGTTTCTTCCATATTCTTTTTCGTCAGGTTCAACATTAAAATATTTTGTATATTGATCAACGTACTCGGTTAATGATATAGATAAATTACTTTTTATATCCTTTATATTGTAGTCTAATTCAGCAGTATCGCGATTAGCTAAAAAATCTATAACTAACTCATATGCATTTTGCTGTAAACCAAAGTTACTTCCTTTAAGTTTTGCTCTAGTAGTTGAAAAGGGTAGTTTATCTCTTTTAACTTGATAGTAAGAAATTATACTTCTTATTTTCTTGCTGTAAAAAGCTACAGCAACTTGTAAATCATATGGATCACCAAAATCAATTTGTGATAAAAATTTCTTTTCTGCATTAGTTGAAAAATTAAGAGTTATATCTCTTAAAAACTCTCTATATCTTTCAATAATAATTTCTTTTTCACTTGAAGTTTTGGAAACGTTAATTTTATTATACCTTCTAATATACTCATTATAGTAGTTTTGAAGTCCTGTTGGTTCATAAAATTCAGGTACATTTTTTATAAACTCTAGAAAAGTAAACGCGATGTTTCTGTCTAATGCATTTTCTCTTCTTACATTAGGATTGGTTATTGATAAATTAACCTCAGGATAACCTTGAATTACTTCGTCCATTAAACATATTTATCCTTCGAATAGAGATAGACTACTAAATAACGTGTCTCTAATCATAATATCAAATATTTTATTATCTCCTTCTAGCCCAGATAACCCGGTGTTAAAATTAAGCGGTATACTTCCTTTACTATGTGTAGGTTCACCTACCGCTCCATTTGGGTAACCTGTATCCATAACTCCTGTTTGAGGGTTACTCCAATCAACAGTGTTGTTTAAAATAGTATTATTACCTCCGCGTGCATATTCATAAAAATCATAAAATTGATCTATTGTTTGAGCAGAAGTAGCATCATTCAATACACCACCAGGTAATACTAAAGGCCATCCCCAATTATCGTTATATGTGCTTAGACTATATGTTGGAGTTGCTAATCTACCTAAGCCTTTAAATCCAAAAGGAAATTCTGCTGGTAATACATTTTGTTCAGCTGAAAGAGATGCCGACAGGCTTAAAGGCTGATATGAGTTAAGTTGAGTATATTCCCCACTAAATTTTTCATAGGCTACTATATCTGTACCTGCTGAAATAACGTAATTTGTAAAAGATATACTATCCCCTAAATTAGAGCCGTAAGTGTCTTTAAAGGTTCTATTTCTAGGGTCAAAATTTTGACTAAATTGATTTTGATATCCTCTAAATTTATTATATTGTACACTAAACAAATTAATAAGACGTTTTATTGCTGGAGGGTGATTACTATCATAAATTAAATTTTGATTTGCCACTAATTGACTCATACCATCTAACGCATCTATTTCACATACATCGACATCAGAGGTATTTTGTACAAAGTTAATAATACTTTCGTAAATAGTTTTACCTAATGAATCATTTCTGCTACTTATACCACCAAAAATAGAACCAATAAAATCCGTAAAGAAGATATTATCATCTAATAAAAATTCCTGGAAGCGTAAATCTTTTATCATTTGTTCAAAATCAAAATCTTCGTTAATTTTATATAATGAATAATAATCTTTAGGGTATAAACTAAAACTAGCACCTCCACTTAAACTATAGATATCAGAACTTCTTGAATCTGTATATACGCAATTAGTACTTAGAGTAACATTCATTACTAATGCACTAGTAGTGCTAAAAAAGGTATCATCAAAATATAGATACCCTCTGTACCAAAAATTAGTACCTATCGCTGATAGAGTATCATTTAATGAACTTATTCTATAATAAGTAGAATCAACAACAGCCCCGGGAGTTATACCTGGTGAGCTGAGAGGAATTAATTCTGAACCTGTATTTATTAATTTAAATTCAGGAGTACCGCTAGTAAGCGACTTCATAGTAAATTGATTAAAGTTTTTAGGCTTTAATATAAACGGAATGTAAGTATTTTTATATTGAACAGGATTAAGTTCGAAAGAATTTATCTCTTCACCCTCATTATCTAACCCATTTGACGTAATAGAGATATGATCAGGTGTTTGTAAACTTGCATTTCCAACATGCGATGACATACTAACTGTCAAATTGTTTAAATAATCATTATTTGAATATCCTTTTTTACCTCTTGAATATATATTCTTTCTATTTTTATAAAAATTCAAGTAAACAGGTTCTGTTCCCCCTGCAGGTGATATATCTTGTTGCTCAGTTTTAAAATAAACAACTTGTGTTCCAGATGTACCTGCTAAAATAGATGATGCGGTTTGTGTTGTAGATGATACTAATACATCACCACTCAACTGCACATATAAATTTTCAGATGATAAGGAAATATTTTTTAGCTCTACATACTCAAACGCAGTAAGGTTTGGTAAAAAATCTCTTTTATAGAAGGAAAAGTAATTTTGCAGTTGCTTAAATTTACTATCATTTAAATTAAAATAATTAGGACAATTAGTATTAGATACAGAAAAATATATACTTTGAAAATCTTGGTAAAATGGAGACTGGGAATTAATAGTAAGAGGTGTAGAATATTCTCCTGCGGAAAGCGAGAGATGATAATCTGGATCTAGATCTAAACATGTAACAACAAATGTGTTTGTAATGTAATCTTCAATTTGTATTTCTTTACTATCTGATGCAAGTATAGCATTATTATTACAGTCTCTTAGTACCATTCTTACAGTATATACACCTGGATAATCAAATGTATGGCTACTACTTAAAATATTATTTCCTTCAACTGTAAAGACTGAAGTAGCTTCTTCTATAGTACCGTCTCCATAATCGAAAGTTACTTCTTTATTATTAAGAGTTAGAGATTCATCTCCTGTTTGAGTAGGTATATTAGCAAAAAACGTAAGCGGAGTTATAGGTAAATTATAAGATGAAAGTACATGCTCACCTCTATAATCTACTGCGCTAATGGTAGCATAATTTGTTCTTGCATTACTCATCTATGACAGTTATGTTATTACCCACTGTTTGATTGTTGATATAATAAGGAAATTTAAAATAAGGTAAAGTAGTATCCTGATTTACTATTTCTATATCACTCTCAGGATATTGAGGGTTGTAGGACAAAAATGAAATTCCATTAAAGATAGTACCGGTACTTTCATTTTTAGTATAGATTCTTTTTATTCCTTCTATTGATAGTAACTCTCCAGCCATATCTGATATTTTTATAGGCTGTCCTAACGCATTATTTTCCGGTAAAAAATATTTTCTAATAATAGCAGCTGCTTTACTTGCTAAAGTTGTTTTACTAATTTTATTATTAATTTCTCTTACCATATACAATTTGGTATTATCGATAATATCTAAGGATAAATTTTCTGCATTACTTATACCTAAACCAAACGCCATATAAATTGGATCACGCGGCACCACATCGTTAGAAATCATTTTTCTATCTTGTGTGGTTGAGATAATAAGATTTTTAAATGAGTTACTTAAAAATGGAGGATAAGCACCATCATCTGTTAAAGTAAATTTAGGAACTGCAAAAACATTCACGTTATTAAAATCACATGCATCGGCAAAATTTACCTGATTTAATATGACTCTGTTAACTTTGTTAGGATCTACACAAATATCATAGAAATATTGAATATACCCGTTTATATATTCTTTATTATCTACTACTTTTATGCTATTAACTATATTAGCTAAATTCTTTTTAATATAAAATTCATAATCCTCTCCTGTAACTAATCTTAGTTGTGATGAAAAGCTTTTCGAAGCATTTTCCCGTATTTGTTGTGCTGTCTCTTCGGTAGTTAAAGTAGTAGAGTTAACTGGATTACTTAAAGTTAGGTTAGAGCCATTATCCACGTTTAAAAACGTCGTGTCATTTTGATTAGTATACGTATCATTAAATATCTGTCTTTGTCTTGGTGAATCATAAACAAAAATTTTATTTCCATTTATAACGTTTTTACTTATTTGCCCTTTTAAATTATCAGATAAAAGATAATTAACTGCTACTACATCACCTTCTTCAAGTCTCTTTCCAAAAGAACCATCTCCAAATTTTATTTCAAAATACCCATTTTCATTTAATCTTTTTTCAAAAACTCTATCATTAGCAGTTGATAGATATAAACTATCAATTTGTCTATATTCATAATATCTATCAGACGAAGTCTCTTTAACATATACGCTAATAGTATTTTCAGAAATAAATCTTGAATCATCAGTATTAGTAATATTTTCTACAACTATAGGAAAAGATTCAAAATCTATTCCTTGGGCAAAATAGTCTGGGTATTCACTAACAGTTCCTTGATATAATATTGCATTATCTTCTAAAGATTTTATCTCTTGATTACCATCTACTGTCTTGTCAAAAGAAATATCTTCATTAAAAGTGTATTGCGTGTTAGAATCAGCAAGTACATAACTATATTTTCTTATAGTATAATTACCTTTAGTTAACCCCTGCCCAGCTACAGCTTTTATAGGTACTACAGAGGTTTGTTTTCCTGTAGGCTTGTAACCTATAAGCTTAACTATACGATTCATATTTTCATATAGAGTAGCTTGATTAAAGTCTACCTCTGCTGCAGTATTATTTAAATAAAATAATAAAACATGATATGAATAAGCAATGATATCGATAACTGCAGCTAAATTACTACCTTCATAATTTTGATCTGTAAACTTTTCATTTTCATTTAATCTTTGAACAATAAAATCCTTTAAAGTAGTAGCATCAAAAGCTACATACGCATCCTGTGGTAAATTAAAATCTAAAAATTTATTATCTTGTGTATACGTTGGCATGACTAAACTATGTAATATCCTTCATTATTTAAGCGCCCTTCTAAAGTAATGCCATATGCATTCAATGAAGGTACGTTTATTTTCAAATAGATGTCAAAACGATTCTCATCTGGTCTCGCTATAACATCAACATTTTCCAGTTCTATTCTAGGCTCTTGATTAGGTAAATGAGTTTCAATATCAGCTCTTATCCATGTTTCTTCAAATGATGAAACTTGTTCAAACAAATGTCTTCTCAAATCAATTCCGAATAAAGGGTTTAATATTTTTTGCCCTGGAGCAGTTAAAAAAATGTTAGTTATACTATTTTTTACCGCTTCTAAATCAAATAAAGGCTTTACATCTCTAAGCTGTTGACCTTTTTGAAGCTGTTCATTATAAAAAACATCCATCCTTAGATCTAATAAAAGATCTTTATAAAGGTAATTTCTCTCTAAACTAGAATCTTCTAGTTTTTTATAAGAAAGCTCAGGTATCTTTATTAATGGCATTATTAATATTTAATACCCCAGTGGTAAATCGAGATTAAGGAACTATAATATAATTAGAAGTATGGAGTTAATTGGTAAAACTGATGTTAAGGTTGATGTTTCGTTAAAAGACGTTCTCAATACTATTGAAGCTGAAGTTCATAAAAAGCTAAAGCTTCCTCATCCAAATGAAGGTAAGGTTACAGCTGAACTACACGAAGACGGAAACGGTCGTTGGATTATAGAAAAAAATGTAAATACTTCTCACTCGTTTCAACTTGAAGAAAGTTTAGGACCAGCAGATGACGAAGATATTGAAATCTTTCAAGCTTATCACACTTTGCGCTTTTTTCTTAAAGATAGCTAAAACTGTATGATTCTTTGCAAGGTAGCATAAATAATAATATGGCTGATAAAAAGTTTGTTAATTTACATGAATCTTATATGAGAAGATACGAGCGGGGAGGTTTTCTCGTTGGTGATGTTTTTAAGTTTAATGATAACTTCAAATCAACTGAATGTTATAAAGCACTTGGAGCTAAAACTAAAACAATGATCGATCAAATGATTGATTCTGGTCTCCATATTAGAGTAATAAACATTAAAGATTCTGAGCCAGCCCGCTACCCTGCTAATTCACAAACATCTTCATTGGATGTAGTTTTAGATCTCGCACTTGATACAGGAGGAGGAAGATATTCGAATTTTGTTTCTGTACCAGGTGAGTTAGGAGAAACTGTGCTCTTTGCACCTAATTTACTTCCTATTCCTGATGCAATGAGGAGAAAAGATAAAGTGGTAATTAAACCAGAAGAAGCAGAAGAAACTAAAGCTCCAGGAGCTCCTGATAATGCTGAGAGAGCACTTCCAAAACAAAATACAGTAATTCCTTCTGACCCCGCTACTCCTTCTCCGGAAGCTAGAACTTATACACAACAGTATTTGAGTGATTTAACTAAAGGTCCTAGCGAATATTAGACGTCAATTACTTCTTCGTCTTTATCAATTAAAGCCTGCATTATATCTTCTCTAGATAATAATACTTTAGTTTGGTTATCAGCGATATTAATTCGCTCTCTACTCTCCACATCTATCTTTTTAACCTCGAGCTGTGTTTCGTTTCTTTCTTTAGCAACATGTAGTTTGTTTAGAGTTTCAATAGCGGAAGAAGATGCTTTAATTAACTCAGCCAAAGCTGCTACGTCTCTATTTTCCGGAGCAGATGATATATAATCATTAACGTTATCTACAATACTAAGAGATTTTTTGATAAGCTTTCCTGAATTTTGAATAAGAAAATCTTCTAAGTCTTCTTTATCAAGAACACTTTCATCAATAGGAGCCCTAGAAACTTTATTATTTTGCTTTAATTGAGAAATAATATCGTTTACAGCTTCATCAAGTTCTTCAGCCATTTACATATATTTATTCTCCTCTTGAATATTTTGCAAAGTATCTTATTATAGTATATATGATATTAAAATTTAAGAAGACTGACGAGAGTGCTGTCCTTCCTTCGAAGAATCATAAGGACGATACTGGACTAGACGTAACTTGTGTTGAAGATAAAGTAATTCCTGCTAAGGGATCTGCTGTTATTGAGGTAGGGTTAAAGTTTGCATATATCGAGCCAGGTTATTGGGTTAGAATTGAAGGTAGATCTGGCTTAGGCTTTAAACATGGTATTCTACCTCACCCAGGAATCATTGATTCCGGATATAGGGGTAGTGCTGGAATCAAGCTATATAACCTAACAGATAAAGATTACGAAGTCAAAGCAGGTGATAGAATTGCTCAGTTTGTAGTTTATAATAACCATGATGTTAAAGTTATTGAAGGTGAAATTGAAAATTCTCTTCGTGGCGAAAAAGGCTTTGGTTCTTCTGGTAAATAATTATGATTGATTTTGATAAGATTTGGGTAGAGAAGTATCGTCCTACTAAGCTAGATGATATTATCTTAGATGAACGTACCCGTAATATAGTTAAAGAGTTTAAAGATGAAATACCTAATCTTCTCTTTGTTGGTAATCCCGGTACTGGTAAGACCACCCTTGCTAGAGTTATTGTTAACGATATACTCGGATGTAATTATCTTTATATTAATGCTTCTGATGAGTCTGGTATTGATACCATCAGACATAATATCACTAACTTCGCTCAAACTAAGTCATTTGACGGTGGGGTTAAGGTAGTAATATTAGATGAAGCTGACGGGCTAACGCCTCAGGCACAAGCTGCTTTGCGTAACACTATGGAGACGTTTGCTAAGTACTGTAGGTTTATTCTTACAGCTAACTATAAGCATAAAATTATTCCTGCCCTACAATCAAGATGTCAAGCTTTAGATATTAAACCTGTAGTAGAACTCGCTGTAAAGCGTTGTTATCATATCCTTAAAAATGAAAATGTTAAAGTATCAGACGAACAAAAGATTAAATTCATCCAACTCGTTAAGCGTCACTTCCCCGATTTACGGAAAGCGATCAATGAGCTTCAAAAGAACGTTATTGATTCAGAGTTGTGTATTGCTAACATTAATAGCGATAGCGAGCTTCTCGAGACCATCTACAAAAAAGTAGCTAGTAAAAAAACGCTAGAAGCTAGAAAGTATCTTATTGAAAATGAGGATAGATTTCAAGGTGATTATGATACTCTCTTATGTAACTTTTTAAACTTTGTATATAGTTCGAACTTAGATGATGCTAAGAAAAAGACATGTATTGCTACTATAGCAGATCATCTATATAAGAGTGCTTTTGTTGTTGATAAAGAAATTAATTCTTTCGCTTGTTTAGTTAATTTAGAAAATGCCTTACATTAAACCATCTCAAAGAAAAGACGTAGAAGATAAGCTAAACGTTGCAGGGTTAAATTATGTACCTAAAAACGCTGGAGAGTTAAACTATGTCATGACAGTTTTTATTGATAACTTTATAAGAGCATACGGCAAAAATTATTCTAATTTAAATGAAATGATTGGAGCATTAGAATGCTGTAAGCAGGAATATTATAGGACTGTTGTAGGGCCTTATGAGGATATGAAAATAGATGAAAACGGTGATGTTTAATCTTCGCTACATCCTTCCATAGGTTCAGGCTCTACATCTATTCCACTTCCTAGCTGACCTTTAATTGTATAAAGCTCAAAGCTGTTAGAACCATTATTATTACTAGTGTTTAATTTGAACTCTCTTCTCTCAACACTGTCAAAAGGTTGACCAAACATGTCAACTTGTACATCAGTCTTATCAAATGTTTGTATCTCTTGCTGGTCTTGCCCTTCGCCTTCAAATCTCTGACCCATATAATTAAAGCTTCGTTTTTCTTCATTGCCTATTGATATTGCTAGGTTTAGATCAGGGTTAAAATAATTAATAAGCTCGTTAAACAAATAAATGTTATATCCTTTTTCCCCTAAAAATTCTATAAGTTCTTCTGTTATTGGACTTATGGCCTGTTTAAATAATTCTTTTTTTTCTATATCTTTGACCATGTGATTTCCGTGAGCAGGATTTAACTTACTTCTTCCAAATAAAGGCTCTTGTTCTATACGTAACGTATTTTCTTTATCGATAAAAGGTAAAGTATTATCCCTTACAACAGCAGAAGTTACATTACTAGCAAATATTGTGTCTGTATTTGCAGTTATTTTAAACTTTAATTCGTTCATAAAACTAGGTGCTTTATTGGTAGTTCTACCTAGTCCATCTTTATAAGAAATTATTTCAAAAATAGGAAAAGAGCTATTATTTAAATTAGATTCAGTATTAACTCCCATAATATCAGGAGCAGGTTTAAAAATTTCTAAATCTTTTGTTTGCTCTAAAAATTCTTTAGCTTTACCATAAGGACCGTTTTTCAATTGAGTAACAAAATATATAACTGTGTATGGATCTAGCGTCCCGGGGCCTTCGGCCTTTCCGCGCAGATAGCTATTTTCTGGCTCG